GGGTCGGGGTTGTTGTCCAGACCTAAACGCAAAGCGGTCTGGCTCTTGGTCATCTCAATCAGGCTGAAGTGTTCGCTCAGTCTCACTTGGTGCGCTTCATATTTTCTCTGGCCACGCCGCGCCACTTTTCCGCGCTGCGCATCCCCCCCAGCCCCAGGAGAGCCATTGTGAGAGGGAACAAGCCCTCCGTGGGGATGGCAGGGATTGGCGTCTCTGGAGCCCACAGGGAAACGCCCCAGATCGCCAGGGGATGACCAATGAATTGCCACCCCAATGCGACAGCGCAAATCCAGAGGATGCTGGGACGCGCTCCGGCGACGAAAATTGACGGGTGTTTTGCGGATTCTACATTTGCTTGTGCTTGTGCCAGCATACCAGCGGCTTCGGCCTGGACGAGAGTCTTCTCCATCTCGGCCTTGACCTTGGCCTGGAGGTTCTTGTCTGGAACCAGCCGATCAATGACGGTATTGGCAACGGGCAGTATTGCCCCAAGCAAGCCGCTAATCATGAGCCGTCGTTACGCTCTCGCAAGACCAGTGCGCCAGCGGCGGCAATGGCCGCGACGATCATCAGCCACGGCATTTCGATGAAGATGCTGACGCCGAGAATGACGGCAGCCAGGGCCGCCCAGCTGGACGGTTCCACGATTCTATCGGTGACGTATTTCATTTCATTTTCCCCAAAGTTTTAGCCAGATTTGCCCGCCGCTTGGTGGTGGCGCTGAACTTGGAGCCCTTTGCCAGCACCTTGTTGGCGAACTGATTGGTGGAGAGATTCCTTCCTTTATGGGTGCGGTTGTAACGGTCCTTCTGGGCGGTGAAAGCTCCGGGCTTCTTGATCGCGCCCTGTATCCAGTTCTTGTTCTTGGCCATCAGAATGATCCCAGTGATGAAAACATGGAGCCGTTGCCGGTGATGCCGTTACTTTCGGCAAAGGCGGCGGCGGCTTCGTTGATGTTGGTGTGGTTGCCGTCGGTGCCGTCCCAGGCGACTTCATCCCAGGCCGCCACATCCCAGGTCGCACCCAGCGCAGCGTTGTAGAACTGCAACAGGCGCTCGTTCATTGTGCCGGTGGTAATGCCCATCGCGGTACACATCGCCATCCAGTCGCCATCGACATTGTAGGCGGTGCCGGACGTGGTGCGGCAGCTGGCCTGACGGGCCTCGGAGTTGGTCGTCATGGCGTGAAGGTGCCCATCGAACTGAAGTTGTCGGCGCTCTGATTGGCCGCCAGCGCCTGCATGGCATCATTGATATTGGTGTACGAGGTGGACAGCTTGGTGTTGATATAGCTCAACAGGCGCTCGTTATACTCACCCGCCGGGGCGGATCGCGCCGTGAACAGCGCCAGCCAATCCTCGTTGTGCGTGCCGGTGGTCGAGGTGACCGCCCGGATCGACGTTTGCCGTGCTTCCTGGTTCGTAGCCATGATTAACTCCGGCGCAGTTTCATCCCGAAGGTATCGGACTTATCAGCCCCGCGCTTGACGCGCCAGCCTTTTGAGCGGAAGCCCATCTCGTTGCCCGCCTGGATGTTTAAACCGCCTCGGAAATACTCGGCCTTCTGAATGCCCTTGTACGCACCCATCTGACCGCGTGTCATCTTATTCGGAAATCCTTTAGCCTTCATCGTCTTTCTCCTGGTCCAGTTCACTCAAAACAATGTTCATGGAAAAGCTACGCCGTTCGCCGTCCGATTGGAACGGATAAACGGTATGGTACATATCGGCGGGAAAGATAAAGAAATCCCCCACCTTGGGCCGCACCATGAAGGTGGCGCGGTTGAGAAACGTCGGGCTCCCCGCCATGAATTCCACATGGCCGTTGGCCGGGTAGTGATCCAGCCCGTCTTGCTCCCATTCCTCTTCGATGCCGTCGGGCATCTTCAGATAGCCGATGCAGCTGAGTTCGGAATTGGTGTGCAGATGGATCGGGTTGAAGTCGTTGGCTTTCTGCTGAACGTACCACGCGGACTGAATGTGGACTTGCGGTCGGATGTCCAGGCGGATCGGCTGGCAGTTGCGGTGGGCGTAGTCGGCGATGTATTTCAATGCCGCATCCATGAAGAAAACCTTGTGATCGTCCAGCACCTCGGAGGGGATCAGATGTTCCGCCTCGACCTTGCCGACCAGATGGTCGGACCAGTCCGGGCCGTTTGTGCCCTTGTCGATGTCCGCGTTGAAGGCGTCGATGATCTCATCGGACAGTCTGGTGTGGCCCAGCGCGGGGCCAAACGGACGCATCAGCGTCAGCTGACCGGGCTCCGGGTCGCCGGTGTTGTGATAAACGAGGTGTTCCAGGTTAATCATGATTCCAGAGGCTTGTAAGCCGCAATCGCGTCAGTGTCGTTCAGCCCAGCCAGATGGGACTGCGCCGTCGGCGGCAGATCGCGCAGGGCCTGTTTGTTAGCGGCCACCTGGGTCTTGCTCAATCCATCCGGGTGAACGCCCTCATCTGCCATTTGATATTCAACATCAAGCTCTTTTAACTTGGCGTTACGAGTGCCCCGGATTTCCTCCAGCCGCTCTACACGGGCCTTTGGAAGCCGCCATGCGTGGGTCTTCAGATCAGCCGCCGTAATCTCAACTGCCAGTGTATCGGCGGCTGGCACAACTGCTGCGGTCTTGATGCTGCCATCGTCATTCCGCACGGCTGGCGTGGTATTGGCTTCGACTAGTTCAGCTAGGATACCGCTCACTGATCCGGCATCACCGACCACGGTTACCGTGCCGTCTGCGTTAACTATTAGTTCATTCATTTTCTAGTTCTCCAAAGAAAAGCATCTGAATATCGTCGCAATCGGCGAGTGAATTCGACGTATCGTAAGTTAATGCTCTTGCAAACTTACTTGAGGCGTTCAGGGTTCTCGCAGTACCTACATAGGTTTCATGGCAAATGGTACTCACATATTCATTAGATTTGAACGGAACCCCAAAATGTATTTGAAAATCACCCGTTCCATTGACTACGATCTTTTTTATGTTGAACGAACTAAATATTGCCTTACCGGAGGCTCCTTCAAATTTAATCCAAGCCTTCGCCTTCGACAGATCAACACCGCCCGGCATATCATTAGCCAGACCCCGCACCATTTCATTGACCTGTCGCTGGTCAGTGGCCGGTGCCGTGACGTAAGCATTGGCACTATTCTGTTCTGCCCGTAAATCGCCCCACAACTTGCCTTTTTCAGATGTACCGCTATTGACAGTGGGTTTGCTGTCCACGACCAGTCCGTCGAATACCGTTATGGCATCGGTCTGAGTAACCAGAACTTTGTTTGTCAGTGGATCGACATTGACATCCAGCACTGCATCAGTGGAGCCGGATTGAAGCAAACATTCAGCCGAAGCGACGAACATCCCTTTTTCAGCATCGTACATCTGGCGGATTTGGGTAGCGGTTGGGGCGGTGGCTGAGAGACGGGCCAGCGACAGGCTACCGCCAAAAGGTGAGCCACCTTCTGCCGAAGCACCAAGAGCTATTCCAAAAGCAGAACCACCAGACAAGCTGCCGACGCTGGCGTTTGTAGCTGTACCGACAAGAACTCCATCAATATAGCTATTCAATATCCCAGTTGCGCCGCTCCAGGTAACATCGTGTTTATGCCATTTACTATCAAACGTACTGGTATCAGACCAAGTGACTGCAGCACTATTAGAGCCATCATTAACACCTGCGGCTATTGCACTGGAACTAAAATACGTGCCCCACTGCGGAGTAGCACCTGATGAAGCATTTCGATAAGAGAGGGCATAATCCGTGCCCGAAACAGCGCCGGATTTATACCAGAAACTATAGGAAAAAGCGGCGGTGCCCATTTCAATGTCTGCATCATTGACTTTATTGCAATAGTTAGAACCAGACCAGCCACTATACCCATTCAACTCCGCACCGGATTCTACCGCTCCTTCGGTCACCGTTCCGTTTTCAGTGAGGGTGTTGCCCTTAACACTACGATCTGCTGTTTTGCTATTGGCTAACCATGCACCTCTGATGTCGCCAGACATATAACCAGTCGTGTATGTGCGATTGGTGTGACAGTAGACAACCTCTTCGGCCTGACTGGAAATATCGGTGCCAGCTTTACTGCGAAGAAGCATCTGCGTAAATAGAGTTGAACTACCTCCTGCCAGCAAACCACCATACTCATCCCAAGCACTTTCTGGGAGAAAAGCCCCAGTATAATTACCCCAAGTAAGAAAATCGTCTGCGGTAATGCCGGATATTGAACTCGTTGCAATTTCCGGTATATCGCCTGACTTAGTACCCCCAACCATTCCATCGGAGGTAATGATGCACAGTGGGTCTGAGGAAACTGTTCCGGCCTTATCCCAAACATTCCCATCATGTTTAATTAAAGAAAAATAATCGGCACCTGTTCCATAAGCACATGCAAAATCTGGCAGTGGACCCCCAGTGCGAGGATCGAAGGGCGGCTGATCAGAAAGACCAGCATCAACATCCTGCACATCATTATTCGTTAGTGCCGGTACCGTGCTGCTGGATAATGTTCTGGGCCAGCCACTCGTTCGTTCAGCCCATGCCCCAGAATGTGGGTCTATAATGCTGATGCCGTCTTCGCTGCCGACAATAATGTAGCCCATAGCAGCCGCTATAGAAGTCGGCGTGGCATCGCCGCTCAATGTGACTGTTCCAAGCGGGGTGGTGTTGGCTTTGGTCGTTAAATCCCAAATGTTGATTTGCGAATCTGCGCCCGCATCTTCGACGGTCGCCAGCATCAGGCTGGAAAATACCGACGCTTTGCTCCAGAGCCCGCTCCAGGCCATGCCATCGACCGATGGGCCGAATATCACTTGATCGACGAAGTTCGCATTGGCCTCCAGCACACCGCTGAACGCAGCCAGATTTACCCCCGCCGCTGTCAGTTCCGTGCCGTCGAAGGTCAGGTCGGCATCACCAGCGAAGCTGCCGGAGGAGTTGTATTGCACCTGAGTGTCGGAACCGCCTGGGGTGCCCCCTTCGGTCGCCAGCTGTGACGTGACCTGGAAATTGGTGCCGTCATAAACCGCCGTGACGATGGAACCGGACTCGATGTCGCCAGATGCTATGTCCTGGTCATGCAGCTTCTTCAGCGCCTTCGCGCCCAGGGTGTTGACGTTCAAGGTCGAAGCCGTGGTCGATGCGGCTCCCGCCTTGAAGGTAATTTCCTGGCCCGCCGCATAGGCGGTGATCGCCGGTGACAGGGCTATGACGTAAGTGTTGGCCGTTCCGGTATCGGTCGCCTGGAAGGCGGGGCCGTTGCTCTGGATTTGATTGACCGTGGCCACGTCCGTCTTGGCGGTGCCGTCGGCCACCAGGGTGATCCGGTTGGAACCGATGTCAAGATTGCCGGTCGCCGCATTGGAGCCGCTTTTCTCCAGGGTCGAGTTGATGCCATCGGCCATGTCCTGGTCATTGGTGTCATGGCGGGTGGCCAGTATCTTTGTGCCGTCGTCGCGGTCTTGCGCCCACAGGGTCGCCCCGGTGTTGACACCGTTTGTTCTGGTAAATGATCCACCACTCCAAGGCATTATTCAGTCTCCTCGTCTTTCGGTGCCATAGAGGCAACAGCGCCTGCCATTATAGCCTTTAATTGGTTAGAGCCCCATACAGCTTGGCCGCCAGGAGGCCGTTTCCGGGCGCTCCCGCGCAAGATTCTGGCTCCCGTTTCGCTTGTCAAGAACCGCCCAAGACCTCCTGTTATGATCATTTGGTGGGCAGATTCCATTATTATTCCTAAAATACCCTGTTCGCCTCGTGCTAACTTAGCTGGGCTGGCTATGCCAGCGGCCATCAGTGAGACACCCGCATCCTGACTCGCGGGACCAGCGACCCTGTTCAAATATGCCCGAAAATCATTTATCGCTTGCTGTTCCGTTTTCGACCACAAGCCGTTCTTTCTGAATAGACCTACATCAGTGAACTTCTTGATGGCATTGTTGAACTGGCCCAAATTGAACTGTCGGCTGGCATCCATCGAAAGGTCTCCGATGCCATTTAATACCGACCTTTTCATTTCTTGCATGAGCGGCGCGTTGTTTTTTACAGCCGTAATGAAAGCATCGGTCTGGGAAGGGGTCAGATCACTCAAGAAATCCATCATGGCAACGCGACCCGAAATATTCTCATCGAACGCCTTTGCCATCGGAGACGCCCGCAACCGTGCCACGTCATCGACAACGCTGGTTATGTTGTCCAGATCCCGTTTACCGACCAGAGACCGCAAAACGTCCTGATCCATGCTTTTTATTTTCGCCGGATCACGCAACAGTTCACCGGCAACGAATGCCTTCAGGTCTTCAAATCTCTTTCCGGGGATTAAACGCTTCAGATCGTCTATATCGCTTTGCCTTCCAGAGGTAACAAGAGCATGGGCCAGTTGGCTTTCGCCACCCTTGACCCGTGTTTTAAGAATCTGCCCGATTACGGCCTTGTCCAGCACCGCAAATCGGCGGCTGGCTGCTGTTGCCGCATCTTTCCACAACCCTCGCGCATCCTCGACATCGACAACGGGATTGTCCATTGCTTTGGTAAGAGCCCGATACAAAGCGTCGGCGTCCCGGTTTACTTGTCGAAATACGTCACCGGGGGCAGGCGTTTTTGCGTCCCATAAGGTATGGCGAAGCGCCATCAGCTGGTCGGTAGCGTCCACGCCATCAATAGTAGGCAGGTTGGGGTCCATTTTGCGTATCAACTCAGCGGCTTCCTTAACGTCTTTCGTCAATGCCCCTATACGCTCCTTTTCCCGCACGGTTTTCATAATCGGATCACCGTACTGATCTAATAATTTGCCTTCGACCTTGCGCGGTTTCAGACCAATTCTTGTTCCCCGCAAAACCTGATTGGCAGCAGCGACCAAATTACCGATGTCATAACTTGCTGAAGCGGCGTTGCGGGCCGCCATGTAGGCCACATCCACTTGCCCTTTTGCCAGTTCGTCCCATTCGGTCACGCCCTTTAATAGCTGTCTTCCGGCTTCCTTAGAAGTCATGCCCTTGTAGCGGGGATAGACCCCTCCCGGCAGAGATCGGTAAATGCGCTGTTCCGCTTCATCGACAGTAGTTCGCAAGGCAACAGGAAGATTGATCGTAGTCCCCTCCACGATAGTTCTGAATTTCTTCATCGCTTCCTGGCGCTGCTTATTGAAATGCTGAATCATACGGGGCGAAAACTGTACGCCCATCTTCTCCCATTTCTTAATCAACGGATTGATAACCGTCTGTCCCGGCGTCACGACGGGCAATACCTGTCGCGCCTGGGCCTTGAGAGCGCGCCCCGCTCCCGTGTCCAGCGCCATAGCGGGCAGACCTTTTGCATATCTCGCGCCCGCCACAATGGGCTTTGATGCCACCTCTCCGCCTGCGCCGTATAGTCCGGTAGTGGCGACCTGTTTACCAACCTCCAACGGAGTTGCGTCCGTTTTGCCGCCTAGAATCTGGGATAACTGTCGCACCAGTTCGCCGCCTCCGGCCCCGACCAATCCTCTGGTGGCACCGCCCAGGAACGTGGGGTTCTTGGTGGTGGCAAATGCACCTAATTCGCCCGCTATGACAGGCGCTTCATAAGCGGCAAATTCAGCAACATCATAAAGAAAATCGCGCCATCGCCCTGAATCAGTAAAAATATTCGGGTCCAGTTTTCTGTACTTTTGCTGTGGGTTGGTCCGAAAATATAATTCTTTGTCCTGGGGATCGCGAACAATGCCGCCTTCGGGATACGACCTTTGGAAGACCCTGTTGGCTTCAGCCGCTGTTTGCGGACGGAAAAAAGCGGCGATGTTTGCACGGACGCCCAGGTCTTCAAGTCCCGGTTGTCCCGTCACCTTTTCGCCAGGATCGAGTTTTTGTTGAACCAGAAAGTCCTCGACAATCGCCTGGGCACTCCCCGTGTCAGGGGCACCCCCTTCTGGCGTCAAAAATTCATCGACGATACTTTCAGCGGTGCTTGGGGACTGAGCCATTTTACTCCTTGCTCCTCGAAACTTTGTCCCAATCCAAAAAGCGATAAGCTGACCTAATTTGCGCTAAAACATCCTCGATGTCGTCTCGCTCTAGGCCCAGATCTTTTAACCCTGTGACATATTCAATCAGCCACTCTTTGTTTTTAAGGTCATATGGACTGCCCAATAGGTAATCCGATTTAGCACCATGAACGATGTACGCCCGCATTGCGGCCCGCACAGCGCCCCCTACTTGCTCGGCAGAACTTAGCTTTTCTAAAGCCGCCACAGAAGTTTCTGCGATTCGTCTTTCCGGCTCGGAAAACCGTCCGCTTTCTTCGCCCGTCATTTCCTCTATAAGTCCGGCGATTAAAGTTTTGGCCGCTACTCTATATTCAGCTAACTGCGATGGGGTTGCCCCGGATATGGTTTCCGACAAAAATTCGCCCAATGGGGCGTAAACCTGTCCCGCAACCCCTCCAACCAATTCAGCAGCACGTCCGCGCAATCCTGTCAATCCCGGTGTGTCCGTGATTTTTCTTAAAAGTGATCCGGCCCTTGCAACATGGAAGCCGGTCTCCACTCTTTTCTTTACTTCTTTCTGTGTTTGCGTTTTACCAATCGGTTGAGCGCCCTGAACTAATTGACCATCTACCAAGCTGATTCCGCGCCTGCTTCCGTATTTGCGGTCTTCTCCCGCTTGACCTCTGGCAATATCCTGTAGGAGCATTTTTTTGGTTATTTGCGTGGTTTTTCCAGTGGCAAGCTCCACAACGTCAACGGTCTTCGGCATTTCGGCCTTATAGCGGTCTCGATTAGCCCGCCATTCCCGCGTCGGGATCATTACCATCTCCAGGGTGTCCGTATCGAAAACCTTTCTCGGCACATCCCCGGCTTTTGCTTCTTCTCTAGCGACCCCCCGCTCCTCTTTGGCACGGGCTATTTCTTGTGTTTCCTGTCTTACAGCCGTTTGTGCGGCATCCTTGATCGCAAGCAACTGGCTCCGCTGGTTCTGCAAACGCTCCCTCTCCGGGCCTTCTCCCGTTATGGCTATGGCAGCGGCGATGCTTCCCAGCCTCCGGTCTATCTCGGCTTCCTGACGTGCGGTGTATGCCTCTTTTCGCCCAGCCGTTATTTCCGCAATACGCCCTTGCAGCAGCTCTGGCGTGGTGCCCGCTGCCTCCTGAAGTTCCAACGGGATTTCCAGCGCATCCATACTGAACGGCCTACGGCGCACCTGCTGCTGACGGCGCTGTACCATGTCCATATCGCTTATGGGCATAGCGGTCTCGGTTATATCGAGCGTGGGGCCTGTGCCGGGGGTCCGCATTTGCGCCAACTGGCCGCCAATGGCCCGCTGCGCTGCTAATTGTTCGGCTTCTAACTGTTCGGCTTTGCCCAACTGCTGTTCAGCAGAATAGGTGTCCACAAGGCCCCTAAGAACATTGGCGAGATTGGTGCTTGCCGTCTGCGCGTAGGGATTGCGAATGTTCGGATTATAGGCCCTGATCTGTTTCGGCATCAACGCCCGAGACAGGTTCCGATAATAGTCAATGCGCTTGTTTGGCGTATAAATGGAGGAAACCATCTGTTACCTCCTTATAAAGGCGGAACCAAGAGAGCCCGCAAGACCCAGACCCGCGCCCTGTCGGGCTACCTGACCCTGGAAGCGGGCCAGCTGATCGGCTTGTCCAGCGGAAGCCAGTGCGCCCAGATCAACGGGCGACGGTCCCTGTACCGGGGCAACTCTGAGCGGTGCAGCCGCCGCTGCCTGGGTGAATGGCGTGGTGCCGGTAATCAGCCCCGCCGCTTCCGAAAGCGGTAACTGGCGCAAGCGGACGGCTTCCGCAATCTCACGGTCTCTGGCCTCGCGGTCCAGCGCAACTTGTTGCTGGCCTTCTGCGATTTGTTGCTGCCTCTGACGCTGGGCGATATCGTATTCCATGCCGATCTCGCCTAGCTCCTGGCCGCGACCCGTCAGGATATTGCCCAGAATATTGCTTTGCAGAGTCTGGCCCTGGAAGACCGACTGGCTTGCCAGATCACTCAAGGCATCGGCTTTGCCCTGACGGAATAATTCAAATTCACGGTTAAAGGCGTCGGTGCCTTCGGGAATACCGGCATTTATCAAGCGCGTTCGTAGCCGCCGTTCAGACCGGTCGAATTGCGGATTGAGCCGCGAGAGAGCGCGGCTGTAAAATTCATTGGCGGCGTCGGTGGTATAGGCGTCCAGCCCCTCATAGCCGGGTAACTCATAGGTCGCGCCAGAGGTGTCATAGGTCGGCTGCGCCCCGATGGCACCGTAATCAAAGCGGGTCGGTTCCGCCTGGAAGCCGGACACATCCAGCGGCCCGGTCGGCACCTGACCCAGACGGCCCGCCGCAAGGTCTTGAACCTGTCTCTGGATACCCGCTTCGGTTCTTCGCAGCCCTTCATAGGGCTCGGCCAGAGTCTGGGTCGCCAGATACTGATCCGGCGCGGTCTCACGAAAGGTGGTCGTAGAAAAGGGCGTTACGATGTCAGGCCGTGCCAACCGTGCGCCGACCCTGGCGGTTTCTAGGTTGGTCGCTGCCTGTTGCTGGCCGATGGCCCCGAAGTCTACGGGCGGCGGCGGTTTTGGGCTGCTGAAGATATCTTTAATGAAGCCCATGACAATCCAACTCCTTTCGCATCAGGACGGCGGTGCGCCGGTAGCCCTGCAAGACGCGCTCCCAGCCGGGGCGGCCTATGATCTCGACGCTGTCGAAATCGTGGCTACGGGCGTAATCGCAGATGTCCTTCTCAATATCCAATAGCTCATCCAGGTCGCCGCCAGCAAGACCGATCCGTAGCGACTTCCCAAAGGCGCAAGTAACGGCGGCGGAATGCTCACTGATGAAAAGCTGGAAGTCGCCGTTGGCGATGCCGCTTTCCACCTCATTGCGGGAGACGTTTTCAAATGCAACGGTAGCCGGTGCCAGTAAGTCCCAGACCTCATTTCTCAGCATCAGAAACCTCCCTGGCCCGGTTCGAAACGCACATCGGTCGCCAACCAACGAACAGACTGGCTATCGGTCATGGTTCTAAGCCGCACAGCGGCGTTCCAGCCGATTGCAGCTACAGACAACCAGTCTAATTGAGTGGTGATCGGTCCAGCCCAAGGCGTCGTATCCCAAGGCGACGTATCCCACGACGAGGTTCCAGAGGTGGTAGCCGAAGGCACCAGGGTCGAAGTGCCGTCGCGGTAATCCACGTCAAACCCGATGGATATTTCCAAAGCGGAATCCGACGCCATGACCGGGCGGATGGCCGTGTAGCGGGTCGGCCCCTTTCGCTCTCCAAAATAAATAAACGCCGTCTTGGCTGTCGCCTCAATAGCTGATCCCGCATCATCAGTGCCGGTGTCAGCCTTGTGAACCTTGGTGTTACCGCCAAAATACAAGTCGCTGTCGAATACCGTCCAGGTGTAGGCGTTCTGATCGCGGAACCGTGCCCATGCGCCGGTCTCCAGATTGACCACATACTGAACGAACTCGCCGCCGGTCGAGGCCGGGGCATTGAATAAGCCATAGCCGCCACGCGGATAAAGCTCACCTTCCCAGCCGAAAGTGTTGCGGTAGCTGACCACGGACTCGTTGTAGGTCAGGCTAATCTTGTCGCTGATGGCGCGGTTGGGGGCGGCCTCACCGGTTCCCAGAACTTGCGTCATGGGCAAGATGCCGTTTTCGGTTATCAGGTAGCAGTCGGAGCCGACATTGAGAATGCAGCGGCGGCCAATGGGTCGGCCCACGCGGTACACGCCAACCAGCGACCACAGGGTCGCATCGGCGGGGTCGGTCCCGGCGTACATGGCAATCTCGCCCTGATCGGTCCAGAACAAGGCGTTATCCTCCGGCCCTGCGCCGCCGTCCCGCGTCCAGGTGCCAATGGCTTGAATTTGTCCACCAAGAGAATATACGCTGCCCAGATCGAACTCGGCCACGGTCCCGGCCACCGCATTAATCGGCAGAAAGCCAAACGTCAGGGAATCGTTGAAAACAAAAAACAGCCGCTCCTTGAAGCTCTCCACGCTGACTATATCCGTCGCCGTCACACCACTCAAAGTAGGGGTAGCCCAGGCAGAGCCATTCCAATGGCGGGGCGCATCGGCACCGTTGCAAATGAATAGAAACGAACCGCCCGACGTGGTGATATTGACCCATTGAAACTGCGCGTTTGATAGTGACGTTATGACGGCAGAGCCCACGGCACCGGCAGAGGTGACATCGTAGACGGCGGTGCCGGAAGCGGCGAACATGGTGTTAGCGGTCCCGGAATTATAAACCATCAGCGACTGCACGGTGGACGGCAGGCCGGTGACGTGATCTTCATAGCCGTTACGCACCTGAACGTGGGAGCGGGCCGGGAAGAAGTTGTCCAGCCGGATCGCGTCGGTTGGGGGCAGCATATCCACGGAGTCGCGGGTGTTCAGGCCGCCCATCGGAGCGGGAATCGTGGCGTTGGCCCCGGTGATGCGTATTGGTGCTAGGCCCATCTCATTATCTCACTAGGTAAATAACGGGCCAAATGCAGTGACCCCTTCCGTCGGACGGTCTGTCCGCTGCAAGCCGCTGATGATATTGGCAAGTATTCTTCGCCGCGTTTCATCGTCCACATCCCCGAATGCACGCGCCGATAATGCTGGCGCTGCATCTGTTTCAGTAGCGATGGGCGGCATGATTTCTATATCTGGAGCGCCGCCATCCACGCCACCGCCATCAAAATCTCCCGCATCCTCAAACCCGGTTGATTCTTGCGGCCCCAGAATTCCCGACAGCGCATCTGCAACGGCTTGCTGTCCCGCCGATAGCGCTTCCCCTACCGGTCCCGTGATGGGGTCGGTTATGCCGCTAATAACGTCACCGATCTTCCCTCTGGCACTAGCCAGACCTTCACTGATTGCGCTGACGCCAGGAATGGATTGTACGGCGGGAATGTTCATCAGGCCCTTGTCTTCTACGAGCCCTGCTATGGTGGCCGCAAATCCGACCGGTCCCGGCAGAAATCCCGCCAACCCAATAACCGCATTGGTGATGGTCGGGTTGAGCTGGGCGAATACCTGGGAGGCCACTATGCTGGCCTCGGTAGGTTGCGGATTGGTGATGGCGTAACCTTGATGGTCTTGGGCATTCAAGGCGGCAATCATGCCAGCTGTTAGGCCGCTTTTGCGGCCCGCCGCTATATTCTCCTGGGCTACTTCCGAAAGGGCTCCCCAACTAGCTGCTGGCGAAAACCTGCCTTGTGCTAACGAGTTTGTGCCGATGTCAGCGGCTATATTAGCCGCCCCTTGCGCGGTTATGTTTCCCTGATTGTCAACATTACCAGCCGTGGGGTCTTGTCCGGTAGCCGCTACTG